ATAACCTGTGCAAGTTTTGACAGAGGGTTGCCGTCATAAGCAACTCCACTAATGTCATTAGCTTTAAGCCAATCACAAGCTGCTTTTAAGTCTTGAGTAGTTGCCTCTCCAGCTTTAATGCGAGAGAGAAACTCTTTTGTAACTAGATTATGCAACTCGTTGAATTGATCTTCGGTTGCTTTTTTGTTCATTTTTATTCAGATTTTTTTTCTTCCTCGGCTTTCTTCTTAGCTTCTTCAGCAGCTTTTGCTTCAGCAGCCATTCTTTCTTCTCTTTGCCAAGTTAGTGTGCTTTTAAAAACCATTGTTTTATCTAGGTCGTTTTGCTGTTTTAGCTGCACGTTTAAAGTTAGCAGCAGTTGGAGCACCTTTAGCTCCGGGTTTTCTCATTTTTTCGCCAGAACCTTTTTTAATTCTTAGACGTTTGGCGTGAATATTTGCGTATAGTCCTCGTTTAGCCATTATGGTCCTGTAGTTTGACTTGCTTTTGATGGGTTCATACTTGAACCTTTACCATATGGGTTATATGGTTTCTTTTTTTTCTTTTCTTGTCTTTCGGAAATAGAGCGAGACTCTGATCCATCCATGTCGATAGTTCTAGCCATTATCTATACCCCTTTTTTCCGCCTTTACCTTTTGAGCCACATGAGCCCTTGCCTTTATGTGCCATTATCTCATCCCCTGTCTTTTTCTTTTTATTGCTTGCATTAGCCTTTTCTGTACTTCAGGAGGCATTTTTTTCATATTCATTTTTAGTTGACCAGTAGGTTTTTTCTTTGGTCTACCTTTTTGTGAACCATAGGTTCCGGGTCCCATTGGCATAATTAACATTTCCATTTGCGAAGGGCAAGAGCCTTACGAGTAGGTCTGCCTTTTTTATCTTTCATTGGTCCTTTTACCCCTGACATACGGGCGCAAAATGATCTTTTGCGAGGACCTCCACCGGGTTGCGGTGCTTTTAGGTTAGAGCCTGTAGCTCTGTTGTACTTTTCTCGACCAGCTTTGGTGAGTCCGCCAGTCCGACTTTTATGTTTGCCGATTTTAAGACTGACGTTTGCCATTAGACTCCTAGTCCTTTTTTGACTATGGCTAATGCCTTATCATCTAAATCGTTATCTGTTTGCTCTACTAATTTTTCTAGTAGCTCAACTACAAAAGTCTTAAATTTTGGTGACTTAAGTGCAGATAGTACAAATGGTTTAAGGATTGCTAACATTGTTATTTAATAGTGATTGAATAGGTACTACGTCGGAACATATGTGATATACACGTGAACCGGGTAGCAGGGTAAAGCCCTTCTGTTGGAGCTCTGCACATTTGAGTACACGTACGAGCTCAAAATCGAGCTTATTTTTTTGTATTTGACTTTCAGCCATGCGTTCACATTGCTTAGTCAAGTCTCGATTCAGGGGTACCATAAAATTAATTTGGAAACCCCAGTTTTCTGAAATAACGTAACCATCTTCTGTTTCTGGTTGCGTATCGTTGCCCATATAAAAAGGAGAAAAAGTCATCGTGCTCCCATTGCACGAAATGTTATTACCGAAAGATTGACGACTTGGTGCTCCGTTATTTTGAAATTGGACAGCTTGATTGGTAACATTTCCCGTCGCGGCTGCTACGGGGTTACTATTATTATTGGTATCTCCTTCGGCAAGTACAGGACTTACTGAGAGAATACAGACAGCGATGTAGTAGTAGAGTTTATTGTATAGTTTCTTGTGAAATCTATCTGTTCTACTAACCCTGCGCTTCTTGTTGTGGTTTCTAAGTTCCACGGTAATGATGTGTCAGTTACTGAGAATGTTGTACCTGTAGCTGCTAAATCGCCAGAGGCTGTAACATTATTTCCTGACCACGTTTTCAGCTCAGCTCCGAAGACCTGACGCTGCTCTGTCTCCACTATAGTTTGAGTGGTAGTGGTCGTTGAGTTCATACTCCCTGATGTAAACTGAGGAGTGACAGTATTAGCTCTTGCTATGCTGGGTGATAGCAAAGCCAGAACTAGAAGTAGTTTCTTCATTTTTGTTCTGGTTTTTTTACCATTGGGCAATTTGTAGGTGGTTTGCTACTGCCATTCTTGCCAGTAGTCAAGCCGAACGTTGCCAACGCGCCCGTAAAAACGCTGGCTACGAAAGTGATATCGCTGTTTCCAGACTTCTTCACCATCGGTATATCAACATAGTTCATTGTAATAATAAAACCAGACCAGACAACTACGCCTAATCTAACTAAAGTTCCTAAAACTTCTAGTTGATGTTCTTTTTCTTCACCTATGTCTTTTAGTTTACCTATCAACCCTTTCTTAGGTTGCTTAGTTTCTTCCATGTGGTTTTTAGTATTGGTTTCATTGCAGTAACAACCCATTTAAAAGCTGCTGTAGCTGTAAGGGTGGCTGCTACAGAGACAACCGCAGTTGTCCCAGCCGTTACTAATATTTCGTTTTCCGGGACAGGCATTTTAAAATCTGTAAACGGTATGTCTACTTTTCTTATACCCGTTGCTTCCGGTTCATCTTTTGCCTCTGCCTGTACTCCCTCGG